GATCCGGGTGATTCCACGGATTTTACCGTTCCTGTGCTCACCTCTTTTACTCCTACTGCGGGTACGCTGTGGGATTATATGGGGCTTGTACCTGGTAAGGTACACGCTAATTGTTCTGCTCTTTTTTCTCGGGCCTATAATCTGATTTATAACGAATGGTTCCGTGATCAGAATCTTCAGGATTCTGTCGTGGTTGATCGTGATGATGGCCCTGATGCTTCTGCTGATTATGTTCTTCTTCGTCGTGGTAAACGCCACGACTATTTTACTTCCTGCCTTCCTTGGCCTCAGAAGGGCGATGATGTGTTGCTTCCCCTGGGGAGTACCGCTCCTGTTAGCGGTGACGGTACTAATATTCCGTGGGGTTCTTCTGGCAATGTTGCTATTCCTAATTTAACTGGTTATATGAAGACTGCCGTTGGCGACCCTATTCTTCAATCTAATGTAGGAAGCCAAGTTGTTTATCGTACCGGCGGTGCTTCTGGTAATGATGGGGAAAATATTTTTGTTGATGTTCCTGCTTCGCAGGGTGCTACCACTAGTGCTTCCGGTAATATTGCCGCCGATGATATTGCGGCAAAGTTGGAAGTTGATCTGTCTCTCGCTACTTCTGCGACGATCAACGCCATCCGCGAGGCTTTTCAGCTACAGCGGTTGCTTGAGCGTGACGCTCGTGGTGGTACTCGGTATACTGAAGTTCTTAAGGCTCATTTTGGTGTTACTTCTCCCGACGCTCGGTTACAGCGTCCTGAGTACTTGGGCGGTTCTTCATCGCCTGTTAATATTCACCCTGTTGCTCAGACTGGTGAAAAGGTAGCCACTACTCCGCAAGGGAATCTTGCGGCGTTTGGTACCCTTTCCGCTTCTGGCCATGGGTTCACTAAGTCGTTTACCGAGCATTGTGTTTTGATCGGTCTTGTTTGTGTTCGTGCTGATTTGACTTATCAGCAGGGCTTGAATCGTATGTTCAAGCGTTCTACTCGGTTTGATTTTTACTGGCCTGCTCTCGCCAATCTTGGCGAGCAGGCTGTTCTTAATGACGAAATTTATCACCAGGGCACTGGTGATGATGCTGACGTCTTCGGGTATCAGGAAAGGTATGCGGAATATCGCTATAAACCTTCTCTGATTACCGGGGAATTTCGTTCTTCTTTTGCCACGTCTCTTGATCTGTGGCATCTGTCTCAAGAGTTCGGTAGTCTTCCTGTTTTAGATAAGGATTTTATCGTGGAAGACCCGCCTCTTGATCGTTGCATTGCGGTACCTACGGAACCGCATTTTCTTTTCGATGCTTACTTCTCTATGAAGTGTGTGCGGCCTATGCCGATATATTCCGTTCCCGGAATGATTGATCACTTCTAAGGGGGGGTTATGGATCCTGTAACTGGTGCCGCTATTATTGGTGCTGGCACTTCTCTACTCGGTTCTGGTGTATCGGCCTGGGGTCAATCCCAGGCCAACCAGGCTGGGGAGCGTAATGTTGATAAACAGATCGCTTTTCAAGAGCGTATGGCCAATACTGCCTATCAGCGCGCTGTCGCTGATATGAAAGCGGCTGGTATCAATCCGATGCTCGCTTATTCCCAGGGGGGCGCATCTGCCCCCCAGGGTTCTTCTTTTATTCCTCATAATGTTCTTGAATCTGGTTCTTCTTCTGCTAACGACATTGCTCGTTCTATTAACCAGATTAATTCCGTTCAAGCTCAAGTCAACGCTACTCAGTCTGCTGTTAATCTGAATAAGATTTCAGAAGACTTGATGAAATCTCAGATTGGTGTTCAGCGTTTGACTGGTGAGGGCTTGAAGTGGGATTTAGGTCGGCGTAAGTCTCGCGGCGAAGTCGAGACTCAAATGCAAGACCTCAAGATTGGTGGTATGCCTATTTTAGGCGTTGTTGACGCTATATTTCAGCGTCTTATGGGAAAGTGATTTCCCTTTTTTCGGGTGTTCCTATGGGAAAGTACGCAAAGGTTTTTCCTGTTAAGGGTCGTACTAAGCAGTCCTTTAAAGCTGAGTGTGATATCAATAATATTCTCGCTCGCTATAAGGCTACTGGCTCTACCCGTGTTAATTCTCGTCAACCTGTTTATGGTGACGTTTCTTCTATTCCTGATTTTCAGTACTGCCAGAATGTAGTCATTCGTGGGCAGTCTATGTTTGATGCTCTGCCATCTTTTATTCGTTCTCGTTTCGACAATGATCCTGCCTTGTTCTTGGCGTTTGCCTCTGATCCTTCTAATATTAATGAGTTGGTGAAGTTGGGTTTAGCTAAAACTCAAGGCGTTCTTCCTGTTGTCGTATCTACACCGGCGGTAACGCCGGTTGTAGTTTCGCCGGCGTTGCCGGCGGTGGCGCCTGTGGCGCCTGTTGTCAAGCCTTAGGCTTGGTTTAGCGCCGCTGGGGAGTTAGGCGGCGTGTTGCCGGTGAGCTCGAGAGGGGCCGCTAGGCCCCTCTCGATTTTTTTTTAATCTATAGCCTTCCTAGGCTGTTTTTTGCCCCTCCTGGTGAGGGGTTGGGGTGGGTTGACCAGTTCGGCACTTGATGTAACTGGTCGCACTGACACCCGTTGTCAGTGTTTTGTGTTGCGCTTTGCGGAACACTATGTTACGGTATCCTTGCGGTACCGTGGGAAGGTAGTGGCGCAAGCCCGCTTCCCTTTTTTCCTCTTTTTCGGGTGCATTATGGCGTTTCGGAAAAAGATGGGCTACAAGTCCAGCAAGAGAATGTTTTCTCGCTCGGCCGGGGCTGGCTCTGTCCACCCCAAGAATAATTATTCCTCCCCGTCTATGCGGGGCGGTATTCGTTTGTAGTCATGCCATGCTACGCCCCTATACGGGGCTGGCTGGCTCGTTTTGTGAACGCTTCTGGTAAGCGTTCTATTGTGTTTGACCAGGGTAAGGGGTTTGCTGATAAACCCGTGAATGTTCCCTGTGGTCAATGTATCGGCTGTCGCTTAGAGCGAAGCCGTCAATGGGCAGTGAGGTGTGTTCATGAATCTGCGCTCTATGATCAGAATTGTTTTATTACACTTACCTATGCTCCTGAAGTGGTTCCGCCGGAAGGAACCCTAGTTAAGGGGCATTTTCAAAAGTTTATGAAGCGTCTCCGCAAGCGTTTCGCTAACCAGCGAATTAGATTTTTCCATTGCGGTGAGTATGGGGAAAAGTTTGAGCGTCCCCATTACCACGCGTGCTTGTTTGGTTTTGATTTTTCCGACAAAGTCTACTTGAAGGCTGTAAATGGATATCCACTTTACACCTCTGAAATTCTCGGTTCTCTTTGGCCTTTCGGCTATTCAACTATCGGTTCTGTGTCTTTTGAATCTGCGGCTTATGTTGCTCGCTATATCACTAAGAAAGTTACGGGTGATAATGCCGCGGAGCACTACGGCAAGCGTCTTCCTGAATATGTTACTATGTCGCGGAGACCTGGCATTGCTAGTGATTGGTTTTCTAAGTTCCGTTCTGATGTTTATCCTGATGATTTTATCGTACTTAGGGGTAGGCGTATGAAGCCTCCCAAATTTTTTGATAAACTACATGAGGTGAATGATCCGGAGGGCTTTCACCTGGTTAAGGTGGGTCGTGCTAAGGCTTTGCTCGCTCGGGAGGAGGAGGACTCCTTCCGTCTTCGTGTCCGTGAGGTCGTTAAAGGCTCACAGGTCACTTCTCTTAAAAGGAGATTCGAAAATGACGTCTAAAGTCTTTGCTATCCATGATTCGAAAGCTGCGGCATTTGCATCACCTTTTTTTATGGCCACTAAGGGCCAGGCTATTCGGGCCTTTACTGATCTTGCCCGGGATCCTCAATCAATGGTTGGTAAACATCCCATTGACTATTGTTTGTTCTATTTGTCTGAGTATGATGATTCTCTTGGTTCGTTTGTGAACCTCAAGGCTCCTGAGAATATGGGCCTTGCTTCTGATTTTCTTGCCGCTTCTGAGGTGCGTTAATGAATTCTGTAATGAAGCACTCTTTTTCAATGATTCCACGCGCTGAGATTCAGCGTTCTTCTTTTGATCGTTCGCATGGTTACAAGACCACTTTTGATGTTGGTTATCTTGTACCTATTTTTGTTGACGAGGCATTGCCGGGTGATACTTTTAATACCCGCATGACTGCGTTTGCTCGTCTTGCTACCCCTCTCAAGCCAATCATGGATAACATGTTTCTTGAGAGTTTTTTCTTTGCTGTTCCTGTCCGTCTTTTGTGGGACAAATGGCAAAGGTTTAATGGTGAGCAGATTGATCCGGGTGATTCCACGGATTTTACCGTTCCTGTGCTCACCTCTTTTACTCCTA